TAAATGCTTTATCTGTAGTCAAGTAAATTACTTCCTTATCAGTAAACAATGTTGTAGATGCAGCTGATAATGCTGTTGCTGTAGCATACGTTACGTTAATTGTTTTTGCAGTTAACTTCCATTGTTCTCCACCGCCCTCTTCTGTAAACTTTTCAAAAAATACTAATTTAGTATTTGGACTCACAACTGGAGCAACTACTAATGTAAACTGATCTGGATTGTCTGGGATGCCGTCAGCATCACTATCCAAAAATGTTACTAGTACTCTTCGTGAGTTCGTTGCTCCTGAATATCCTGTGTCTAATCCATAGATTTGCCAAATATGATCTCTATCCATTGCGGCAGTAGAATCAGGCTGAGAATTAATACCAAGTATATTAACTTGATCTGTAATTGTTTTTGCTGTGCGTGAATTATAAATTTTAACGGAATTATCAAAATAAAAACGTGTTTCCATATCACTTTCAACACTATACTTCAATCCCCTATATGTTGTCGTATATGTTGTTCCATTACTTTTAAATCTAATCAACCAACTTGCATCCTTTTTTAAACCAGTTGTGTCACCAGCATAAGCAAATGAAAATTCAGAAGTTGTATCTATGTCTGCCGCTAATATAATTACCCATTCTCTTGTGGTAGCATCAAAACGTAAACCAAATTCTTCATGTTTAAAGATTTTAGTTAGCATTGCTGTTTCCATAGCGGATGGCAAGTCTGTTATGAACTGCGGAATAATTTCAGCAACTTCAGCTCCATCACCAACCAATTCACTAATAGTTACAGGCCCGGCGCCAGTTGATAAATTACCTGCGCCACTGTTATGACCATCACCTACTATACTTTTAATCATTGCCCAAATGTTTGCAAATGTACCTGGATCGCCTACACTACCAGTATGTAGACTACCATCTGATTTAAAATATTTGCCACTTGGTGCATTAAATTTTACTAGGGCATTCGCGGCCAAATACTTTCTATTATCTGATGCTGGCGCAGATGCTCCTATAGGAATAGATGCTCCTAAATTATTTTTAAAATAACCAGTACTTGAATTGGTGCTTGTAGTGCTTTGTTCCCATGTTGTCGCACTAACAGTGATCCTGTCATATTTTTCAAAGTAATAATGTTTACTACCCACATCACGTAATATTGGTTCCACCTTATCACGAATTGTTCGTAATATATCCATTTCATTTGCAAACTCAAAATCAAATGTGTTAGAGAAATATTCTCTGAATAATATTCCATCTGTGCCAAATACATTAGTTGAAGAATATTTTGCTGTTGGATCTATTACATCTAAGTATCGAGAAATACCACTTGATGTTCTGTTTGTTGCTTTGGTTTTTATAATTTCATTTGTAGAAGTAATAGGAAATATATTATAATCCTCACCATTTACCATACGATTCTGTGTATAATAATTTTGTGGTGCTTTAGTTTTAATGTTTTCTATTGTTTCTCTAGTAGTAGCATTTGTTACTTGAGATTCTAAATTAAACGTAAATGTTAATGTATGTGTTATATTGTTATTGTTAATATAGGGTATGGCTACAGAAACATTTTGCATGTCGTCTGTTTTTATAATATATTCTAAACCATTTGTTTGTCTAAAATAACCCCTATATGTTCCACGTGGGATGTCTGAAAAAATACCATCACCAAAAACATATGATATTTGATCACTTTCTAATGAATTTACACTATATAATGTTCTTGTATCTTTGTTTAAACTATTGAATATAATATTATTACCTGTTATTGCTGGTACTTGGGTCCATAACGTAGTTAAATCATTGTTTGAATCTAATTCATATAACCAAACATCATTATTGGCAATATTGCTATTATTAACAAATACTTGTCTATTGGGAATTGCATCACTGACAGTGAAGTCACTGCTTTGTAATATACCTTGTTTAAAATATACAAAGTATCCTGTATTAGCACTACCATTTCCCTTGCCGTCATTTCTATATAATAGGCCAAAAGGAGATACATTACTTGGTGCTTGTTCATAAACATAAGTTTTATCTTTAAATGTGGCACTAGTAATTTCAAAATCCATAGAAGTACCTTCGACATTTTTCGTAAATGGATATACTGGTAATGTACCTGCTGGTATATTAATTTGGTATTGTTCTGTTATTACGTTGTTGAGGATACTTTTTAAATTAGGTGTGCCAACTTTTTGTGTTGTGACCATAGCGGCGTTTAATATTAAATTAACTTGTTCCGCATAATCAATATTGTTAATATCATTCCATGTAATAGTAGTATTTGCCAAGTTTGTTCCATTAGAATCATATACATCTTCTGTTGTAGAAATACTTGCTAGTTTTAACATTCCACTTGCGTTTGTATTTCGTTTAGAGTTATAACTAACAAGCCTTGCTAATCTTAATATACTTTCTCTACGTTCAGCAGTAGCAAGAAAGTTTTCACGTGAGTTTAAGTCTACTCTGTAACTAATATTTTGTCCCATATAAGCAATAAGATCTATTAATGCTATAAACTCTGAACTTTCAATATAATCATTGAAATCTTCGGGATAATATAGTTTCAAATAATCAATCATTGACTTACGTAATGTTTCAAAATCATAACTTTCAAAATCAGCATTGATAAAGGATTGATATACTACCTTCCAATCTTCTGCTTGATAAATTGTGTTTTGTCTTGTTGTTAACGCCATTATGCTGTTTCTCTTACTGTTACTTGGTTAGATGTATTATTAAAATCAAATAAAAGTGATCCTAATACTTGATCAGGTATGTATTTTACTTGTAATTCTAAAAGCAGTCCATGTTCATATTGCTCAAGCAATATGCTTTCTGCTTCTAATCTTGGATCATACCCAATAATATTTTTAATATCTTCTTCTATTTCAGATACTATTTCATCTGTTAATGGTTCATATAAAGAATCCCAAACTATGGATCCAAATTCTGGATTCATTAGTTTTTCACCCTTGCGAATATTAAAATGATTTACTAAATCTTGTTTCGCAAGCTCAAATCCACTTAAAGTGTATGAGTTGGAAAATTGTTTTTTGTAGGTCGAAAACCCTTTATACGTAATAGCCATGTACAATATTTAGTTAATTTAATAATATGCTACTATATATAATTAAGTAAATGTGCCAGATGTTTTATTCTTTTTTCCAATGTGTGGTGTAGTACCAACAGCAGGTGCTGATGATGTTAAGCCGCCATGGACGTCTGGTTCGTGCATTGGAGCACGTTGCATTGCAATTTTATATTCATATTCGCCATCTACTTTATATGTGCCAGTTTTATCATCTAAAGTAACCCATGGTTTTTCGTATAGCGGAATATGCGATGCTTCTTCAGCTGGGTTACCTACTTCTGTATTAAGTTTAATTGGATTCTCTTTACCACCGCCACTTTTAAAATACATACAAGCTAAAGTTGTAACACTAATTGCTTCTTTGGCAGTAACATTAAACCAGTCTGTTGATTTAATATTAAATGTACCTGTAGCAGTTTGTTTCATATTACCATTAATAAAGAAATGGGCATGTCCCTTGCCACTTACTGATGCTGGGTTTGTTTCAACTCTTAAGTTGTGTCCAGCGAGCATAACTAAATCTTCACCAGACTGTATATGAACATTTTTATCTGCTAGGAAATTCATATTGCCTTCAGTATGCACACTAACATCTTGCTTACTAAACACATCAATTTGTCCTTCATTAGTCATTTCAACCCATGTTGTACCAGTTGCATTACCAATATAAATTATTCCATCTGTATCATTTAATAATATTTGATGACCAGTTCCTGTTCTTAATCTAATATTTCTATTTTGGCCAACATTATCTCCATCATCCATGACAAAAGTATGCCCGCCTGTCCTGTTTGCTGGCCAATCATAACCAGGATTTCCTGGTGTAACTAACCCTTGTTTTATTTTAGGCCCTTCGGGGTCTAATGGACCGGGTGTAGAAACACCAAATACGTTTGAAGGAGATTCACGTTGAGCACCAGATGTTGAAAGTCCTCTTGCATAATCACCTTGTAATCCTTGTGCTATTAATATATCAGTTAGTGGGTGTAATGGTTTTAAAATATTTAAAAAATCATTTCTGTCTTCTGCAGATTGTCTATTAAATTCTGCTACTGGTAATTCAGTATCACCGCCAGCCAAAACAGAAGTTATTCCTGCTTTAGTAGTAGCGGCACTGGGGTGAAATGCTGGACTAGTTGCAATACCAGGTACCATATGAAGCATATATGGTTCAGGAACACCTCCTATAATATATGCTTCTTCTTGTGAGCCACCAACAAATATTACCATTACCAGACTATCTACGTCTGGTGTTGGAAACCACATTCCATATGATTTTGAGGTGCCGGCATAAGATTTGGCATCATTGCCTGTGCGATTTGTTCTACCATAATATGGAAGTAATAATTTACATAATATTGTATTTTGTTGTAGTTCTTGTTTTTGAAGAGTGCCTTCTTGAGAAAGTCGTTGACTCTGCAGGGCAGGAATAAAAACAGCAATTCGGTTCATACCACTTGGGTCACCGTATCCTTTTACTATGCCAACATACGGTCCCGGATCTCGGCGTTCAACGTTTGATTTATTTTCAATAGGTGCGCCTATATTAAAGTCAGCCATTTTATGATACTAGTAAGTTTTGAAAGTAACCTACTTCCTCCCATGTTCTATATACATTACCATACTTACCATGAATTGTTTGATTATCTTTGCTTGCGTTATTGGCAGTAGCATATGCGGCTCTTTTAGCGATTAAATCATCTGTAGCAATAAGAATTTCTCGCTGTTGCCTAATTATTTCATTATTAGAATTAATTGTTGCTTTGTCAGTAGCTGCATATGTGGATATATTAATTTTACCTTCAGATTTCCCATATAGTCCAATGTTTTTATTATGAGAAAATATTGGAGTACCACTGAAATCAGTAGAAGCAACATCAATGTTATTTCCTACACTCGCTAACTCGGTATGTAGTGCATGACTACGTAACCCGTCAACAGTAGTGTGGGTAGGTTGCCCGCCATTTTCAGAAAATATTGGATTTAAACTGTCATTATCAAATGTTTGACTTAATGTGTCAGTATTATTACTCATTGCATTTACGTTGTCAGCAAATGTGTTTCTTTGTTCTACTGATGAAGTATCAGATATTGCTATAACATTAGCCAATTTTGCTTCAGCGGCTCTGAATTTTATTTTAGCTTCATCTGTATTTTGTTTATTAATAGCATTTTGATTAGAAATAACAGTATTACTAGAAGTTGATCTAAAATCTCTTTCGCTTAATACACCAGGATCGGTTGGTTCTCTCATCGTAGCAATGCGTTCAATATCGAGTCGATCTTGTAGAATACGTTTTTGTGTGGCTATTTGCTTTTGTTGATTGCGAGTTAATGCTGAACTTGACGGAGGACTAGTTCTTGCAGAACTGCCTGATGTGTTTATAGCATTTGCAATTTGATCTAGGCTTGCTCCTGCTTGGGTAAAATCTGATCTATCATTACCACCACCTGCTTTTAAAGGATTTCCTAATGCCTCTCTCCATTGATTATATACACGAGTTAGATTTAAAGATTGGGTAAATTGTCCACCTTGAAAAGTATTAACTACCTCCCATACCCTATAATAACCACTTAATGTACTTGCTCTATGTTTTGGATCTCCCGCATTAAAATCCATTAAACCAAGTTCATCATTATAATCAGTTGGTGTCTTGTATGAAAGAAATATATGGGCATCTTGATGATCACACAATGCCGCACCACTTGCTGGATCTAGAATACTAGGGTTGTCAATTGTTCCTACTTTTGCTTTTCTTCCTAAATTAAGAAGACCATCTTGTTGTATATACGCTGGATCCCCAACAATATTAATAGTACATTGCATCATATCAGAACCTAATTTTCTATATAAATTTTCTAATATTGTTCCACCAGTATTTTGCTTATTAGTTTTATTTTTTGATCCAGTTTTATAACTACTATCAACTTGATCAGCAGCTGCTGATTGGATAGCATTTTCTTTGTCTTTTACCGGGCCTTGTTCTACATTTCCTTGCTGTGATTGTGGTGTTATTTTTTTACCGTCTTCATTATCAGTTCCCTGGCCTACCATACTTTGAATAAAAGAATTATTAAATGTAATTCCAAAATCTGTAATATCTATATTATGTCCGGTATATATGTATTGATAATTACGCATTGCAGGTGCTATTACACCTTCACCTATGTTGCACTCACCACCAGTAGTTACTGGATCATTTACTCTATATCGAGAAATTTGAATAATCGTTTTACGTCCATATTTTCCTCTTATATCATCCCAATCTTTTATTGTTGGAACATATGTTATTTTCCACCATATTAATCCTTGTTCTGGATTTTTTAAAAGTTTTTTATCTTTTAAGTTACTTTTGTTTGTCCCCTGTAATATCGTATCAGTATCTACTAACTGGTCAGTGATAAAAGTACTATAAGGAATGATTTTTTCAATAGCGGCTATTTGTTTAGTGCCTTTTGCTATAGTTATTTTTACATCGGTCGTTGGATCCAAATCTACAATTTTTCTATTTTCTTGAGCTTTTTCCTTAGCCGCTTTCTTTCCAGATGTTGTTTGAGTGAGATGGGCCGGCGGAGCATAATCTAATGGAGAATCTGCTGCCACTGTTATTGTTATCTCCGCATCTCTTATTATTGGATCAATATCAAACTCAACTTCATCAGGTACTTCCTGAACTTTTGCCGTCGCCACCGGAACATTCGGCACAGTATTTTTTTCGTTACAACGTGCTATTTGTTCTTTATTATAATTCTCAGCAAATTGATCACAAAAATCCCCTACAGTTTTTCCATATAGTTCTGTAGCATTCATTGCCATATAGTGTGGATGATCTTTTTTAATCTGAGCTTGAGCTAAAAATTGAAGACTATAAGTACTTCCTTCTCCACTAGCATCAAATGCCATGTTTACAATTCTTACTGGAATCATTCTCATTGCTGGTTCGATGTATTGTGGATTGCCAGCATCATCATAACCAACAAATTCTATTTTAATAAGAAGAGGAAACTCTGCCCAATTTTCTCGACCGTCAGTTGTAACTAATGAATATATTCTTTCTAAAAGTGTTACACCAATAGGCTCAACAACTTCCATATTACATTCAAAAATATTAGTGTTTCTTGATTCACCACTCATTCCCATAATGGATGTTGTAGTGAAAGCAGACATATAAAAATCTACATCAAATTCTGGATGACGTGATGCAGTAGTAATATTAGTGCCGGCGATCGCTACTGTTACT